TTAGAAATATAAATGCGAAAAGTGCATTACAACAGATATGTGCTAAGGTAGGTATTAAAGTAAATATAAGAACTAGATTAACTACTAGAATAAATAAATTGTATTTCCAAGAAAGTCTAAGCGATATAATAAAAGACATATTAGAACAATGTAAAAGAGAAATAGGGGAACATTACATAATGGAAATGCAAGGTAAAACACTTTATATTAATAGAGTTATAGATTTAAAAATTAATTCAACTGTATTAATAGAAAAAGATTATAGCATTAGTAGAAGCATAGAAGATATGTTCAACAGCGTGATAGCAGTCAATAATGATGGCAGAGTTTTAGTCAATGTAAAAGATAATAAAAATATTAAGATATTCGGAGAGTTAACGGACATTATAAGTGTAGAAGATGAAAATACAAGCCGAGCTAACAATATAGCACGTAACGAATTAAAAGAAAAAAATAAGATAAAAAAAGAACTCTCTTTTAATACAATAGATACTGGCAAAGGAATTTATATAAATTGCAATAGATTAATTAGAGTTAATCTAGGCAAATATGGTGTAAATGGGTGGTATAGAATAAAAAGTACACAACATACTTTAAATAATAATATACATAAAATAGGTATAACAATAGATTTTAGCTAGGAGGTTATATATGGATTATGGAATAGAATTTGCCCAATGGCTAAAAAAAAGAAATAATAAAGATAGAATAGGGACAACAATAGGGAAAGTTGTAAAAGGCGGTTCAGATTACAGAATAAGTATTATGGATAATCAATTATATTTGGACCCAAACAATTCTACTTTATGCAATGCTTTAAAAGATAGAGTAGAAGAAAGAACTATAGAATTAAATAACACTAGCTACAATGCTAAAATAACATATAGTAATATTTTAAAAAAATATGATAAAGTGTTGGTTATTGCAAATGAAAGCGACCAGCACTTTTTTATTGCAGATAAAATATAGGAGGGGTGAATATGGCACTACTTCCAGAAGAAGATATAATAATTGAAGAAGTAGAAGAAATAGAAGAAGAACAAACCTTATCTAAATTAGGCAAGGTTTTTTTATTTGATTTTAAAAATAATAGATATGTAATTAGAAATGGGAAACTTGTAGAATGTACAGAACGGCAGGCGTTAGAGCAATGGATACATTGGATATTGCTAACTTATAAAGATAAATACAAGATTTACAAAGGTACAAATTTTTACTGTAATATAGAAGATTTAGCAGGAAAGAAAAGAAATGCGTTTATTCTTTCAGAGCTACAAAGAGAAATTGAAGAAGCGGTTATAAAGCATAGATATGTAGATCATATAGAAAACTTTGTAACAACACAAGAAAAATCAGTATTGAATGTAAGCTTTGATGTTGTTACAAAAGATAATGAAGTTATTAATATAAGTGCCTAGGAGGTGAAGGGTTGAGTGTAAATGTAAAAACACAGGAAAAATTAATTAAAGATATGCTTAACAACATATCGAACACATATGAGAAAAGCGAAGGACACCTTACCTACGATATAACTAAAACTAATGCCATAGAATTAGCTTTACTATATAAATATGCCTTATCTATAGCCAATTTAAGATTGGTAAAGGATTTATATGGGGACGATTTAACAGCTAGAGTATACGACAACAAAGGTATAGTTAAAAAAGTAGCGACAAAAGCAAAAGTAATATTATCTTTAATGGGGACAGGAACTATTAACAAAGGAGATTTATTTGGCACACCTAATAATATAGAGTTTCAAAGCTTAGAAAAAAAAGAAATAACAGAAACGGGCACTATATTAGCAGAGTGTACCCAAACTGGTAATATAGGTATGGTTGGGGCTAATAGTATTACAGAGTTTCCTATAACAATACAAGGGATTACGCAAGTAAATAATCTTAACCCTAGTTACGATGGATTTGAGGAAGAAACGGACCCAGCACTTAAACAAAGATATTACGAATCCTTAAAGAATCCTATTACATCTAATAACCAAGCACACTTTATTTATTGGGCTAAATCTGTAACAGGGGTCGGCAATGCAAAGGTAATACCCTTATGGAATGGAGATTTAACAGTAAAAGTTATAATTATAGATTCCAATATGCAACCAGCTAGCGAGGATTTAGTTAATACAGTGCAAGAGTACATAGACCCTAAAGGTACTTTTGATTCTAATACAAATACATGGAGCCTATGGGGAACTGGCGCAGGAAGTTCGGCTATAGGTAATTATTGTACTGTTGTGAGTGCTACAGCTAAAAATATAGATTTAGAATGTAGTATAACTAAAGCCAATGGGTATTCAGATGAAGAAATAAAAAACAATATTTCTACTAAGATAACAGAATATTTAAAAGAAATTGCTTTTTCTGCAACTATAAATTATGTAAGCCATGCTAAAATAATCTCTTTAATACTTAGTGCAGATGGTGTCCTTGATGCCCAAAATGTAAAAGTAAATAATAGTCTAAGCGAAAACGTGATTATAGGTGAAGAAGAAGTCGCTACAATGGGCGCTGTAACCTTAATATAAGAGGTGAAAAGATGAATATAGAACAACAGTTAATAGCAAATTTACATAAACGTGTTAGACAAGATTCTTATGTGAAAAATTTGTGCAACGCTAGTGGAATTGAAATGGACACTATAGAAGATGTCTTAGAAGATATTAAGAAACAATTTAAATTTGAAACAATGACATGGGGTGCTGATTTACTAGCGGGTGAAATGGGAATCAAGCTAGACCCATCTTTAAAGCAGGACGAAAAAAATAGTATCATAGCTGCTAGGTGGAAAAGTGAAGGTAAGGCAGATTTAAACTTATTACAAGCTATATGTAATAGTTGGAAAAATGGTAATGTAAAAGTATCTTTTATAGATGGTAAAATAGTACTCAAATTTGTGGGTGAATATGGAATACCCACAGATTTAGAGAGCTTAAAAAAGCAAATAAATTTATCTAAGCCTACGCATTTACCAGTAGAGTATTTATTTGCATATCTATTATTAAAAGATGTAGAAGCTATGACCTTAACAAAATTAGAAAACACTACATTAAATAAATTCGCATTTTAGGAGGGATATATATTGAGCGAAGAAACAAAACATTTGAAATTGTTTAAATATGACAAAGAAACAGACGATTTTAATACAACAACTTTTAATATTAAAAAATGTTTAAATGATAATTGGGATAAGATAGATTTACAATCAGAAAACACACATAAAGATATAAGTGAAATAAAATTAAAAGATGAAGAACAACAACAATCCATTGATAAGATGATAGAACGATTGACATTCATGAGCTGTAAGAGAGAATCTAAACAAGGGAAATACTATACTCAAATTAGATGGTATAGAAAAGACAAAACGTTATATGCATATTCTACGTTATACCAAGATTCCACTAGTACAAATGAGTACATCCCAAAGAGTATGGAAATATTCTTTTATAGCAATAATGGCTCTACTATAAAAGAAAGGACTAAATTTGATTTAATATTCAACTCCGAAGATGGAGATTTAATAGAAATGAGGTTGTTATAATGTTTAATTTTCAAATGGATAATATATTAAGCTTACATGGCTTGATAGGCGAGAGCAAGACAGAAGGTATTACACCATTAGGCAAATTTAAAACCAAACCATATACATCCATACCATTAGAGATTGTTCAAACTAATATCGGAAGTGACAAAAGCAACATAGCAATAAATAATAAAGGTATATTAATGCATCAACATAGTGATAACGGAGTGTATTGGAAGAGTTTCGGAAGTTCTCAACTCACAAAAAGACATGATGTATCAGACTTGGATTGGGACTTTGACGTTTGTCAATTATATCCTACAATTGAAGGTTTTGTTGGCATATATAAGAATAATACATCTACAAAAACATTGGCTTGGTATACTATTATAGAATATACGGATGAGGGGTATTTATATAAAAAACACGAGGTTTCAATTCCACAAGACGCTACAGGGAGTGGAGGCGCATATATACACAAGGTGGTGCAAGACCCGATAACCAAACAATTTGTTTTTATATTTAGTTCTTTCGCAACCACAGCTACTTATTTGCTGGTTATGGACGAAACACTAACTAGCCGTATTAAATCTACTTTTGTAGAAGAAAAATACAGTATTGTAACAAAACTTAGAGAATACATGGCGTACGACGGATGGCTATATGGCGCTTCCGCTAGCAATTCATCTAATTATTGCAAAATGAAATATAACTCTAGCGAAGAGGTATCAAAAAGTTTCCATAATTTTTACTCATCATATGCCAATGCTACAGTTACAGACCCCGAAATAGGTTTAATGTATTGTATAGTTGATGGAGATGTTAGGAATGTTAATAATGGTGTTGTTTTTGCAGATGTTCCACGATTATCAAGTGATGGTTCAGAGCATTTGATGTGTGCGAGTATGTCTCCTAACCCTAAAAACGGATTTATTATTGGAAGTTATCGAAAAAGAATATTTGAAGTTTATTTTAAAGTACCAAAATTAACAAGTAGTGATTCTTTCCCTTATCCAGAATGTAGGATAATTACTGAATTCAATTTCCCTCGTAGTTACGACAACTCAAAATGTTTTTTATCGTATGACAGTAAAACATGTGTGATTATATCTTATAACCAAGATAGAAGTGGTATTACTGGTCACACAACACAAGTATATGGGAGGTAAAATATGTTTGTTTATGATACTGGGAGTGGCTATGCAATGTGTGCATCACCGTTAAATAAAGAATATGGAC